GTCGTGAGGCAGACCACATTTGGGACACCTACCGGAGGTACCACCGTGAAACGGGGGAGTCACTCGTCTGGTATGAGTTGCAGCCCTTCGGGTCCACAGCAGCCACTGACAGTCTGTACGACGATGTTTACGACGAGGGTCTGGCGTCTACAGGCGGATTGCGGTATCAAGCCGGAGTTGTTCTCCCGGTAATACAGATACAGGAGACCGAAGACACCAAGAGGGCTCAGGCCGACGGGCGTCTCGTCGTTCAGACCGCCATCGGGGTCCTCTCGGTCAAGGACATGCGAGATGCTGGTATTAGTGACGTTACGGAGTACCGCAAACACCTAAACGATATGTTCTTCTACGATGGTCGATACTACTCAGTGACGGGCTACCGGTCCCGTGGACGGGTTAAAGACGAACTGATCATTGGGTTTGAGGGTATGGAGAAGTACATGGATCAGGAGTTCACCCATGACCCCGGACCCACCATAATCCCTGAAAACGCCTACGCTTGGCCCGCTACTTTCCCATCTTAAATGGTGTATCATTAGTACAGGACTTAGCGAGCGCTAGGTCCTCTCAGATGCCCAGAGTACGTAAGGAGAACGTATGGCTCAGTTTAATGCCCCGTTCTCAACGGCCTCTGGTAGAACGCATGGCCCCAGTCTCGTAAGTGGAATACCGTCGGTCATCCAGTATGCAAAGGCTATGCTTGAGGCTTTCCCCAGCACTTACGCTATGGCTGTCAACGTCGCCTTAGAGGATCACGTCAGTACTGCTCGTAAGGAGTTGGAACATGACACTGAGTACAGCGATCTCTCCGAGTACTACGATGTTGTAGGGGAAGTAGGAGACGACGGAATCGAACTGGAGTTCGGGTTCTTTAAGGTCCCCGACAACTTGAAGGGGTTGGTTTCACGCATGGAGTTCGGGGATGCGAACCATCCCCCACGAGCCTTTGTTCGTCGTACTGTCTATAAGGGCCTTGAGGACATCGTTAAGGACATCAGCACCACGGTGAACGTCACCTTTGGTACGGAGGTTGACTATGCCTGATCGTTCCGGGTTCCTGCTGGCTGAAGATCAAGCCCTGAAGACCAAGTTCTCTGGTATACAGTTGGTTGATGACCGAGACAGTACTCGTGACGTGTCGGTGTTCTTCCGGTATCCCGAGGGGGAGACTGAGAAGAAGTTTCCGTTCATCACGCTGGAGATGTTGGACATCACCCACGCCACTGTGCGTCAGCATTCCGATCAGAACATCTACTCGTATGTGTCCGACAGCCCCCCATCGGGACAGCCGTCAGGGCATTACAGCAGCAATGGTCCAGCCTCCTTTGCCTATTGGCCCAACACTACTACTGACGTGTCCACGTTGACGTTGGATAGCAACAGCGCCGGAACTAGTCCCTTTGTAACCGCCTTGGAGCACATTCCTGTGGATCTGTTGTATCAGGTCACCACGTTTACGCGCTCGGCGCTACACGACCGTGCTCTGCAATCACACATTCTTACCAAGATCGCTCCGTTTAGGCGAGGTTATCTTGACGTAGGAATAGACGGCACCCAGCGCCACATGGCTTTGCTGGATTGGCGTAGTGCAGACATGCTGGATGAAGAAGCAGGCTTTAAGAAGAGGATCTTTAGAAAGGTGTACACCCTTTCTATAACGTCGGAGATACCAGCAACTGCTTTGGCAGGGGTTGGGCAGGTAACTACGCAGGCTGAGATCATTTTCAAAGATAAGATTGAACTAGATGTCCTGTCTTAAACTCGTAACCCACCGTTAAGGAGAAAACGTAATGCCATCCTATTCACGCCCCGGCGTATACGTCAATGAGGCCCCGCTAAAGGCCGTCGTTGAGAACCGCCCCGGTCGTACCACAGCGTCCTTCGTAGGTCTAACCACACGGGGACCCATCGGGAAGCCCGTGTTGATTAACTCGTGGCAATCCTATGTGAGTGTCTACGGGGACATCAACGCTTCATATGAACTGGGGTACTCTGTCTACCAGTTCTTCTCTAACGGGGGAGTTGAGTGCTACGTAGTTCGTGTGCTCACCAACTCCGTTGTGGTGAACACAGCCGCACTTCTTGCTCTTACTCACGGCAGCAGCCAGTCACTGTTTACTGCCACGTCAAAGTTGGCTGGGGTGGACGGCAACGAGATCACCCTTGTTGTTACCAAGAACTCCTCCAACCCGGACAGCAGTACCACTGGCGGCTCAGGTATCTTGGACGTGACTGTCAAGTACAAGGGCGTCACCAAGGAGACCTTCACCGGGCTCACCTTCTCCAACAACGATGGTGCAACGTCTGCCACGGTAGTGGTAAACCACGCTGTGAGTGGCTCCCAGTACATCACCATCTCGGCACAGCCTACTGACTCCAACGTCACTGGTGCCAAGTTCAACACCGCCTTTACCGGTGATGTTACCTACACCTTGGCTAGTGGTGTCACTGGTGGAACGGCTGCCAAGGCCACAGGCTATGTCCAAGGCATCACCGCCAACGTAGCAGCCAACTTCTTCCTGCTCACTGCTGAGAACAATGGTGCGTGGGGTGATGGCCTGACCGTAGAGATTGCAGGCGGTCTTGAAGGAGCCACCGCAACGTCGTATGGCACGTTTACGATGATCGTCAAACTGGATGGTGCTGAGAAGGAGAGGTGGACTGAGATATCTATCGACACCACCCATAACCGCAACGTGGAGAGTCTTGTGAACAACTACTCAGACTACCTGCGTGTTTCCGCTTTGGTGGCTCCTACCAAGTCCACCACCACGAAGGTCACCGATGGTACGTACACCATCATTGGTGGCTCTGACGGTACAGCAGTTGTCTCTGGTGACTACACCACGAATATCGCCTACTTGGATCAGGTGACTGGTGACCTGCTCATCAACCTGCCGGGTGTGTCTGCCTCGTCCGAGGTAAACGCTGCTATATCTTATGCGGCTAACCGTGGAACGGGGTTCGTGATCATTGACGCGGACACCACCAAGACGACAGCAGCCGAGGCACTCGCTGTTGTGGCCCCGTACACCAACAGTGGTTATGCTGCGGTTTACTACCCCGGTGCCACAGTTGCAGACCCAACCAAGACCGGCCCAGCCGCCCTGCGTACTTCCCCTCTGGGTGGTGCTGTTATGGCGATCTACGGTAAGACTGAGAGGATGTACTCGGTGGCTAAGGCCCCCGCTGGCTTCAATCTTGACCTAGCCAACGTCTTTGGTTTGGTGGCTAACTACACCGAGGCCGACGAGGGCACGCTATACGACGCGAACATCAACCCGATTAGGTTGGTTCCGGGTACAGGTGCCATCATCAATGGTACTCGTACTCTCGCAGTAACTTCCCCGTCCAAGTACATTCCGATCCGTCGGACCCTGAACTTCGTCAAGGCTCGTATCAAGGAGATTTCTTCATTTGCAGTGTTTGAGCCCAACGATGCCAACTTGCGGCAGAAGGTGATCACTGTCATTCAGCAGGAACTCAGGTCCTTGTGGGCCAAGGGTGGGTTGAAGGGCGCAAACGAAAGTCAGGCGTTCTACGTAACCTGCAACGCCTCAAACAACACAGTGTCAACCATCGGTAACGGTGAGTTGCACGTTGAGGTCGGACTGGCCCTCCAGTACCCGGCTGAGTACATCATTGTGAACGTCAGTCAGTGGACCGGCGGCGCTAACGCAGTAGAGACTCTCTAGGAGGAGAAATAAATGCCCGTTATACGTACAGACCCATTGCGGAACTTTAAGTTCCGTGTGCAAATCATCCCACAGGCTGACAGTGGCCTCAATAAGATCAACATGGCAGCAGGTATGAACAATCTAGGGTTCGCCCAGATGTCCGGTATCGCTGTCACCAATGAGGTTATCCCGTATAGGGAGGGTGGGATGAACACCCACCCACACAAGATGGTCGGACAGTCGGACTTCGCTCCGGTGTCCTTGGCCCGTGGCGTGTTCCCCGACAGTGGGGGCAAGTCACTGAGCAAGTGGCAGGAGTTCATGCACACTTGGCAGGGCGGTCAGGAGAATGGTGCTGGAGTTCAGGACTCTACGGCCCCGCAAGGTGGTGCCGGGATACAGTCGACGGTCAGCAACTCAGAGTACCGCTGCACTGTCAACGTGTGGGTGTTTGATCACCCGGTCACGTCTGGCACCTACCAGTATGACACGGACCCGTCCGCAGGAATAACGGGTACAGACCTTCCTGCGAAACTGAAGATCGTGCTCTACAACGCTTGGCCCGGCTCATTCTCCATCAGCGACCTCAATGCTGGTGATAACGGCATTCTGATTCAACAGTTGCAGTTGCACCACGAGGGGTTCTCAATGGAGTGGGGTGACGATATTCCGTTACAGTAATAACATTAACCGTCCTAGTTAGGAGTAAACAATGAGTGTAAGTTTGGCCGCACAGGCTGATGCAATCAATGAGGCCATTCAAGAGGACCCACCTGAGGTAGGTGAGGCAGCACCAACGACTGTCTCCCTCCTCCGTGGGATCATCGACCCAGAGTCTGGTGAGTGGCAACAGACAGCGATAGTCAGAGAGATGACAGGGGAGGACGAGGAAGAGTTGGCACGACTAAGCAACATAGAGAACCTCACATACGCTGCCTACACTTCTGCTCTGCTTCGTCGCTCAGTCGTATCCGTAGGGACACAGACACTTAAAGATCATCCAGACGTTCTGGACAATCTGATCATCGGTGACCGAGACCTCCTGTTTCTGGGGGTGGTCAAGGCCACCTATGGCAACATACGTGACTTCTCAGTTACCTGTGGTCACTGTGCTAAGAGCAATGAGGTGCAGGTCAATCTGGATAAGGACTTCCCGATCACCCCGGCTAAGGCATCTCTTACCGAGCCACGAGTGGTCACCTTTAAGGATGGCACTGAGGTAAAGGTCAAGTACCTCACCGGCAAAGATGCTCAGATTATTGCAGAGGCTAGCGACAACCCAGCCGAGCAGAACACAGCCATTGTTGCCCGTGCTGTTGTTTGGGATGATGACAGGTCCGAAAAGATCAAATCTCAGTGGTCCAAGGGCTTGTCCCTAGCGGATCGCAAGTTAGTGATCAACACCGTGCTGGAAGACCAGCCCGGTCCAACTTTGGAGGAGGTGGAAGCCCCATGCGGGCATTGTGGTGAGAAGATCACGATGTTACTGGATTGGGCCTCCCTTTTATTCGGTTAACTTGACACACGTCTACTGGGAATATGATTCTATCGCTCAGGGGTACTCCGGCTATTCCCTGAACGACATTCGTACTATGACAATAAGGCAGCGGTCCTTCTGGTCCGAGATGTCTAAGTGGAGGGCTAAGTAATGGCTAGTGGTGATCGGTCAGACGACGAGGCCCAGCAGGCGCTATCTGCGGGGAATCAGTCGTTCGCTCGCTTTAAGGATCGCCTCAAGTTTGATGGCGACTCCGTAGACAAGTTTAAGAAGAACTTTAAGGAGTTCACTTCCGAACTAGCGAAGACTGACAAACAGATGAAGGGGCTGGTACAGACAGCCCGCGAACTTAAGGATGTCTTTGACAAGACAAAGACTCCCGAGATGGGGGGCATGGGAGGCGCTGGCAAGACTGATGCTGGGGGTGTTCCTAGCAACGGCAACTTCTTAAAGACCGGGATGGCGTACGGGGCTATGAAGATGGTTGGGGCTGCGGGGATGGGTGCAGGGGCTCTTGCAGCCGGAGCCGTCGCTACAGGAGTCAGGGCTGGAAAAGCAGCGTGGGGTTACGCGGGTGACAGGATTGAGGAGTTTGGTGGCTACACCCTGACCGCTGATCGCACGGGACTGCTGATGAGGCAGATGTACGGCGGCACCCAACTGGATTACCAGAGCAGATGGCGTCAGCCCTTGACGGGTGGGCTCATCGGCTCTGGGGGCGTTGAGCAGATGCTGAAACTTCAGACCACTATGGGCATCAACCCAACGTCCATGCTTAAAGACGTTGAAGCCATCAGGGTCGCCTCCGGCTTCGGGTACACCACTGAGGATGCCACAAAGATGATCACTGCTTTGGCCCAGCCGGGGTCCTCCAACCTGATGACCATGATGATGGGTAAGGGTTTCTGGGGTCCGGGTGGTGAGGCTCGCGGTGTTATGCCCCTAGTCAACAACATCATCGACCGCTTTGACTTGGATGACACTGACCGTATTATTGGGGCTTTACAGCCCGGTTCGATGACTCGCGCCAACCTGTCTCGCATGGGCTTGCCCGACGACATGCAGGACATGGTCCTACAGATAGCCCAGCAGAATGTTCAGTTTAA